AGCATTTTCAAGCAAAAATCAACTGCTGACAATACTTGACTTTTATTGACGAGACCGATACAATAAGTATGTCTGGCATGATAAGGGTATCTAAGATTTCTTATATTCTCTCATATTCATAATAAGAGAATCTAAAAGTTGCATCGGCAACAATAATATTCTCTGCAGAATCTTGTGCATTAAACAAAAGAGTTCCAACGGAAGTTGGGAATAGATCAATAAATTTGATTCTAAAGTTAGGATTGTTTTTGTTTGTATGCAGAGTCATCACTGCACCACTATATTGTGGCATCATTTTATCTTGCGTGCGAAGATATGGAGACTTTGCTTGTCTCTGTAGATCGAAATATTCTTTAAAATTGGTTGGGAATGTCATTCCTCGAATCCAATCGTGGATCTCTGTCCAATTGCGCATGTCTTCATCAACAAGGAATGTGATGTTGAACGTGTCATAGACCATCTTTTCGCCAGGAACATACAAATCAATGAATGGTGTGAAGCGTGGAATTTCAGTCAATGAAACTCCAGGAACGTTTGCTGCTTGGCAAAAGTATGTTGCTCCAGGTAGACGATCAAACGTCACTCTAAATTTGGTACTTTGAAGTAGATCTGTATTAGTTGGTGATCGTGTCAGTGCTGTCATCTATTAGTTTCCGTAGATCAACTGCGTGTTTATATATTTAGGCAATAAAAAAGGGGAGCATTTCTGCTCCCCTCTAGTAGTTTTTGCCTTATTATTTTTAGTAAAGCGGCAAAACTTATCAACAACGATTACTGGTTGATATTCAACACTTCGAACTTGCGATAGAACAAGTTTGTACCGTTGGAGATTGCACCAGTGCCAGCACCTGTTGCGAAAGGATTTGCAACTAGACCGTAACGGGTCTTGAAGCCAACCTTTGGCTGGTAGGTTGTTGGGTCGATTGCACGAACCATCTGGAGTGGAACGTATGGGCAATAGAACAAGCCAGCGTCATAAGCGTTTGTACCCTTATAACCAACTACAACGTAGTCAAGACCAGCAACAGAATATGGATCAACAAATACCTTGACACGTCCGAAGAGTGTGCCAGCGAATGTGTTGCCTGTATCATCAACTGTTAGGTTGGTGTTATTGCTTAGTGCTGAGTTGTAGTCAAGTAGACCAGTCATTGCAAGAGCAGATGCAACATCGGTTGAAACGATGAGCAAGTTACCCTTACCACGACGAGTGTCCTTGGCGATCTTGTTGGCTGCTTGTTCGATGCGGAACAATAGGCTCTTGTACTTCTCAACCTGCCAACGACCTGATGTACCACCAGCGGCATCAGTTAGTGTTGAACTTGAGAGGTTTACAATGTTAGCAGAAACGCCAGTTACACCAACGTTAGCAGTTGCATAGATCGTACGGATAACTTCGCGGTTGATTTCAGCAAGAATTTCAGTTGACAAAATGTTTGTCAATTCTGTTTCTGCGTCTAGACCGTGAACTGCCTTTAGATCTTGTGCAAGTTCTAGCGTGTAGGCTGCTTGTAGACCGCGTGTATTTGCTGTTACAGCAACGCGATCGATTTGGAAGCCCATGTACTTCATTGTTAGGTCTTCACCATATGACGTTGACATTGCAGCGCCAGTGTTTGCAAGACCGAAGATTGAAGCGTTTGCGTTACCTGGGTTTACAGCGTTAGGAATTGACTGTGTACCAGATGCAGCGTTACCTGAGTGACCAGTGTTGGCTTCTAGGAATAGAGCCTCACCAGCACGTGCAGAGTCAGTTGCATAGACTGAACGCATTGCGAAAATCAAACCTGTTGGACCAGTCATTGGCTGAACGCCGCAAACATCGTATGCCATTAGGTTTGGAAGTGCACGACGTACAAGTCCGATTAGGATTGGGTCGAAGCCCTTGATTCCACCTTCGCCGCCGACTACTGGTGACATGCCGCCGCCAACTGCGTTGGCTGGTGCTGTTTCCCAAAGGTTCTGCATTGAACGTGATTCTTCTACGAGGGCACGCTCTTGATTCTCAAGAACAAGGGCAGTAACTGCACGCTTGTATGGATCTGTGATCTTTGGAAGATCGCCGTGATCAAGAACTGGAGCCCACTTTTTGACGTAAGTTTCATTTAGATACATTTTATTTCTCCATTAAAAGATGAGTTAATTAGGCTTTTGGAGCCGTTTTCGAAATTGCCTTAACATAATGTTTCATTAGACCGTGTACTTCTGCTACTTCAGGCTGATCTTCGGAAACCGTCGTTTCTTGAAGTGCCTTTACCTCACTTTTCACTAATGTTTTACTTGGGAAGTAGTTCTCGCGAATTACTGCGAGTTTCTCATTAAACTCACCTTCTGTGGTGAACTCCACGCCCTCTGCGAGCGATACCATTTTGCCGACCTGTACTTCGGTTAAACCTTCACAGATCTTGCGAATTGCTTCGTTTCTCTTTGCTGCATTAAGTTCTTCAACAAGAGAATTGATTTCTGTCTCAGCGGTTGTTGATAGATTTTCAACAATCTCTTCGAGTTCAGCAACTCTGCCTGCAAGTTCTTCTGCAACGTTGACTTTTTCTTCTGGAATCTCAATGTAGTGCTCTGCGAAGAGATTCTTGAGACCATTGATGAAGTCTTCAGATAGTTCTGAACGGAGACCTGTCTCGATTGCGACAGCATTGTCTTCCATCCATTGCTCAACGACGTAGTTTAAATAATCATCAACTTGAGATGCCATTTCTTCTTTGAGTGCTTCCACTGCTTCAGATAGAATTGCATCGTTTTCTGTGATCATATCTTCTAGAATTGCATCAACTCGTGAGTTGACTGCTGCTTCGAAGATTGTCGTTGCTTTTGTCTTGAATTCTTCGGAGAGTGACTCACCGTTGAAGAGAGCGTCAACGTCTTCAGCCATAGACTTGGCATGCTTTTTCTTCATGTCATTCTTATAGGCTTCCTTCATTTCCTTCTCATCTTCTTCGTCTTCTTCCTCGTCCTCTTCTTCCTTCTCAGCCTTGGCTTCGTCGAGGTAATCTTCGTCAGAAACTTCTTCGCCTTCCATCTTCATGGCGCTGATCTTTTGACCTGGCTTTAGAAGAGGCTTTGCTGCGGTGCCCTTTAGTGCGGCTTCTTCAACAGTTTCTTCTGTTGATTCTTCAGCAACAACTTCAGATGTCTCATCAACTTCGGTTTCTTCCATAGCCTGAGTTTTTGCGCTCTTGGCGTCGCCTTTTGCTGCTGGCTTTGCGGCTGGAGAAATATTAGCAGCAGCCTTTGCTCCAATAGCACCTGGAAGTTGGGTTGGTGTTTGACCACCAAGATCATCTTTTTCTGCTGGTAGTGCTTGCGCTGGTTCTTTTCCTGCATTCATTGATGCCTTTAGAATTTCTGCAGCGGATTCTGATAATGTTTTGCTCATTTTTATACTCCTGAAGAGGTAATATTATTTATAAATTTTATAATTTTGACAAGAAATTCTCAAAGATCTTTAGAGAAATCTCATCGATTTGTTTTTGCTTTGCGCCCTTAATTTCATTATAGTAAGCATTGACATCAAACTCTTTGACAACACCGTTGTCCCAAACCCACTCTTTGCCTTCCATAATGCCTTGAACGAAAGCCCCTGGTGCGGATGGATCCGCTACAATATCAGCCGCTGTGGCTAGATAATAATCATCTTGCACCACGTTTACGCCGCCCTCATTCTTAAGAGAGCCCATACCACGTGATGACACACCAAGTGTAGCACCGCCTTCCATTAGAGACTTGGCGATTTTACCCATTGGTGTTTCAAGAATTTTTGCCTTACCAACCCATTGACTGCCTTCTTGCTTCAATGATGTGATAAGATGAGAAACGCGATCAAGGTTGATTGATGGGCTATCTGGATGCCCTAGTTCACCGAATGCGCGATTTTTGGTAACGTATTCTTCGTTGTAACGACCGACTTCTTTTGCAAGAGTCTCAGTTCTATACATACGACCGTTTCTGTTTTTCTTTTCAGCAACTAGAAATGGTCCTTGAATGTAAAGCGTCTTCACACCGTTCTTTTCTTCGGTGATCATCTTTACTTCTTCAACTGTTTCGGTAATCAGTTTCATGGTTATAACCCCATTGATTTGCGTTTTCTGAGTGAACGCTTTCTTTTGATCAAAGCGCGAGCCAATTTTGCTCTACGCTTCACTTTTCCTTTGCGCTGTGCAATACGACGACGTAAACGCTCTGATGAAGACATACGAACCATTTTTCCACCACGGATCGTATAGCCCTTTACACCAGAAACAACTTTACGTCGTTGTACTTTTCCACCGCGTACACGAGCCTTAATAAGTTTTTTGCGACCCATACGCTGAACATTGGCTTCAGCAATAATTTCTCTTACGATTTCTGATACTGTGCTCATTTGCCACCAATTGTAAAATTGACTTTGCTTAGAGCAAAATGTGCTGCCTTTTCAAATCCCTTTGGAGTTGTAAGCATATCAGCAAATTTCTTTTTGTTCTCAGCATTCAATGCACCATGTACCATATGAATGGCTTTTGCTGCACCGTGGCTGACTTTTAATTTTGAACCATCAGCAAACTTAAAGTGTTTTGCATGTGATGTCACATTGTCTTGTTGCGCATATTTTGCAACTTGGTCAAGGTTTTCTAGGAGGTCTTCAGTTTCTGTTTCTTCGCTTTGAACTCCAGGAATTACCCCTGGACTACCTGGAGCGTTTACGTTGTATGGAATTGTGAACACTAGACCAAGTTTATCGTTCGTGAACAATGCGACTCTACGACCGTCTGGGAAAATACGAATTCCCTTGCGGCGCAACACGAGCATTGGTGGTGGATTGATTTCATCTTGTAGTGACTCAGTGATTTGTTCTTTGTCAGTAACCTCATAAGAATTACTCAAAAGATTATCATTTCCAGCCTGGATTTGTTTGAGTCTTTGTAGGCTTGGTCTTAATTGCTTGAGAGGTGCATTTAGAGGAACACCTGAGCGAACTAACTTCAAGAGTTGTTCACGAGCATTCGGAGAAATCTTGTTTAAAATTTGGCTAGTGTTTAGTTTTGGATTTTTAGCAGCATGAGCCTGAAACATCTTATGACCTGCAACGGCTGCTGCAACGTTAAGATCTTTTAGACCTAACACTGACTTTGCAGCCATAACTTTTGCGCGCATATCATCAGCAGGTGGTTTCTTCTGCTGTGCAACTGCTGGGTTTTCTGCTGCTTCAGTTAATCTTTGTTTTAGATCTTTGAACTTCATTTGATGCTTCTTTGTCCAAATTATTATTTAGTAATTTGAGAACTAAATGCAGAGTTAATATCTGATTCAGCATTTTGCGGCTGCTGTTGTTGACCAGGCGCTTGTTGCGTTGATGTTTGTTGAGGCATCGCTGCAGCCATAGCAGCCTGTTGTTCTGCATCAGCGCTGGCTTCTTCTGCCAACTCATTGCTCATACGCTCAATACCTTCTTCATCAAAACGCAACACATGCTTTCTGACCCAACCCTTGGAGAAGTAAACTCCAACATATGGATCAATTAACTGCATTGTTTGCAATCGAGTCATGAGTAACTCTGATTCTTTGAGTTCCATAAAGTTATTATCTTTAAGGAAGTCATAGTGAATCTTTTGCTTCAATTCGTTCCATTCATCAACAGAACAGATTCCCTTTAGAGCGAGTTGACGCTCCATGAGTTCGTCGAATAGCGTTGAGAACTTTGCTCGGAGGCGATCAACAAACTTACTGAACTTGAGTTCATCGCGAGTGATTTCGGTTGAACGACCAAGAGTGAAACCTGTTTGGCTTTCGAGGCGAGAAACAGGAACATTCAACGATTTGTAGAGTTTCTTTTCAAAGTAATTCACGTCAGACAACTCTCCGAGGTTCTGTCCTGCAGGAAGAGTGGTGATTTCGGTTGACTTGCCTTCGCCGCGACGTGGAATCCAGAAATCTTCCATCATTGACATGAACTTACGATCGTCTTTGACTTCACCAGTTGCAGAATCGTAAACAACTTTATTGCGGAACTTTGTCATAATGTCGCGCAAGTATTGTTCTGATTTTGCTTTTGGTAGATTACCAACGTCAATGTAGAACACGCGGCGTTCTGGTGCACGAGACAAACGATAGATGACAATGGCGTCTTCTACCATGCGTAATTGATTGAGTGGCTTGATTGCCTTGTGCAAATATGAAAGCACAAGTGCTCTTTTTGGATCCATCAAACCTGAATTGACATTGACGATAGCATCAGTGGCAATTTTTAGACCAGAATCTGTCGGTGAAGTGATGAGCGTTTGCCCCTGCGACAATGCTTTTTCATTGTACACATAGAATTCTTGAACACCACTGGTGACTTCTACGCCAGTTCTTGAATCTTTTTTCTTGATAATACTACGAACCTTGCGTATTTTACGAGGATCGAGATAGAGTAATTCTTGAATGCCAAGTTTTGGTTGCTTCTCGTCGATCAAAACTTGATAGAAAAGTCTTCCATCGATATACCAGTTGCGGAAAATATCAGATCCACCATTTGAAAAGTCTAACAAACGAAGAATCTTATCAAACTCATCGCGAATCATCTCTTTGATGTTTTCTGGCTGCTCTAAATCATCAAGAATGATAGAAACAGACTTGCCTGTAACATCATGCACGATTGATTCGTTGACAATGTCGTCGATGGCTGATTCGAGTTCTGGCTGCATAGCCATCTCGCGATAACGAGAAATGAGGTCATTCTCGTTCTTAAAACTTGCTTCTAGATCAAGATATGTGCCGAAATAGCCACCGCTGGTGACTGTAATAGCACCATCGTCGTTTACAGGTGCAGCGACTTGAGCCTGCAACTGTAGTGGAGCCTCTTCAGAAGGCTTTCGTACGATTTGGAAACCGAATAGATTTACTGCCATGAATTACTCCATCATAAAGAAAGGGGGAGAAGAATCCTCCCCCTACCACGATAATTATAGGCTATCAACTGGTGTTCTTAGAGAGGTTGTAACACCACGATCAGTTGATTCCCAGTATTGGAACGCAAAGTTTACTGTGAATTCTTCAATCGTGTCGTTTGAACCCCAATCAAGATCAATCTGAGAAACATCTGTTGGGAACATGCCAACAAACTTGTAACTCTTGATTCTTTGGCCAGTCTTATTGAACTGATACACCATAGCATCAACGCCATATTGCTGCGAAGTTCTTGCTACAGAGGAACGAAGGTTTGTTACGTTCTCGCTGATTCCGCGAACCCATGACTCCATTGCGTTACGGATTGCAAAATCTTCATCATTGATCACGGTTACTGACCAATCTGCGAAAGTACGATTTCCAGCAACCTTCACTTCGCGACCGAAGTAAGGGATTGTTACCATTCCGAGTGTTGATCCTGGAAGAGCAGCAGTCTTAACCATGAAGGTTGATTTTACTGATGCGGTTGATCTTCCAGTCACATAAGAAGGGAAACCTAATTGCACTTCAAACAGATTAGGACGTGCGCCGTCACCCTGTAATTGAGTACGAAACTGATTTACATTAAAAGCCATTGTTTTCTCCTGACTTTATCCTAGTCTATTTATTAGAAGCGACCTACGATTTCATCGAAGGCAACACCAGTGCGTACAGCAACAAAGTTCAACTGGATGAAGTTGATTGCCTTGGCTGGCTTGATGTAAATGTCGCCAACAAACTCATTGCGATCGATAACTTCTGGAGTATTGTTTGTTTCATCACAAACAACACGGAAGTCATAGATACCGCGACGACCCTGAACAAGACGTAGGAATGGCTCAACAAGATTTACAAACTGTGCTCTTGTAAACTCATCATTGAACTCAAACAACGAAGCCTTGGCAGCGCGAGCAATTGCTTTCTCGAGAACGATAAACAAGCGACGTACATTGATGCGATCGAATGCACTTGGCTTGGCTAGAAGCGTCTTATCACCAAAGAGAACAGTACCTTCTCCTGGGAATGACACAACTGGGTTTACGCCAGCCTTGTAAAGAATGTCGCGTTGTGCTTGGTTTGCATTAAATGCAAGTTTAATCACATTCTTCAACTGACCGCGATTGAATCCTGCTGGTGAGAACCATGGATCACGATCTTGATCAGTGCGAGCGCAGAGACCAGCAACGTCACCATTACATGGAACCCAACGATAGGTATCGTTATACTTGTCGTATTGATACTTCCAGTTGCTATCCATTACAGTGAATGAACTTGAAACATTTGCAAGAGCATTGTTACGATAGTTAACAATTGCAGTTACTGGGTCAGCAGCCTGAACGTTTGCAAGAGCAGGTGATACGAATGCCAAGCAGTCGCGGCGACCGCTAGCAAGAGAGATCACGTTTGCAGTCACTGTTGCGTCGGCACCGCCAGCCATTACGAGACTAATGTCTACGTTGTCGGCTGAAGCAAACTGAGAATATGCAATCTGAGTGTTACCCGCAGTTGGCGTACCATCTGCACCAGCAACGAATGCCACACCGTCATTGACTGAACCAGCAAACACGTGAGTTGCGTTCGCAGGAATACCCCAAGTTGAAGAAGCAGTGTTCATTACATAGACGTACTTCGAATTATTGAAGATCACGTCGCGATAGTATAGAGTTGCTCCATTATCGTCTTTAGCGTTTGTTGCCTTTGATAGATTTGCAAAACGCTCAACAACAGTATTTGGCGTACCAGTAAACAAACCGTCCTCGTCAATAACTGCAATGTGAATTTCATCGTTTGCAGTAGTTGCAACGGCTGGGAAGTTTGCACTTACGAAAGTAGATGTTCCAGGCTTACGATCGAAGTATGGAGCATATGCCCAGGTGGCGAATAGATCTGGGTCAGCACACCATGCAACCTTCAATGAATTTCCGCGACCACCAAGATAGCGAGCAGCGAAAGCAGTATCACCGACAGTTGTTGCTGCAGGGTAATACGCTGTGAAGTAGTGATCTTCGTTACGAATATGCAACGATACAGCAGAGTTTGCTACGTTAGCGACTGCAGTTGCAAGAGAAGAACTATCTGCACGAGAAACGTAAAGAGAATTGCTGTATGAAAGAAAGTTTGCTGCTGTGAAGAAGGTCAAAGCAGTCGTTGAATCTGGTTTACCAAATACTTGTACAAGTTCGTCTTCTGATGAGACAAGACGAGCAACGTCTACTGGACCCCACTGAAATGCGCCAGCAACAGCGCCAGTGGAAGTAGAAACTGATGGGACAACTGTTGTTGCGTCAATTTCAGAAACATTCACGCCTGGAGATACTAGAAAAGCCATGTTTTTGCTCCTATTAAATGGAGATTAAGAAATCTACCGTTTATTTAGTAATTTGGTATTTTTAACGTTCGACAGGTCGCCAGTAGGATCCATCAGACACAAATCCTTGATCATTTAGATCAACATCGATGTGTCCAGCCAGGAACGTAGGTAGTTGTTCTTCTTCAATTTGCCTCATCTGTTCTTCGTGTAGTTTGGCTTTAACATTAGTATTCGTAAGGTCAGAAAAAAACGATTGATTCGTCATCCAGGCGAATAAAACTAGAGTCATCACCAAATCGTCGTGAGACCCGTCTTCAGCCTCGAAACTTCCACCCTTTGAGATGAAAGTGGAAAGTTCTGAGATTGTATCGAAATCTTGTGTAATGAGTTTACTGTTTTCGATTAAATTCTTCATAATCGAGCAGCCCAGTCTCTTTACGGACTTGGTGGTTCTGACACCACGTTGAGATTTGTTTCCATAACCCCAAGTAAGTGAAATTTTGCCTCTAAGATCTACGGTCGAAAGAATATTCTCGTATTCGTAATCTTCAAATAGTGAATCAACAACCTGTTGTCCATTGTCATTGATCTCAACTAAAACATATGCGCCGTTGTAGTAATCTCCCATTCTCTTTAGAATAGACGGATAAACTAGTGGACTAATATTGTTGTCTTTATAGGTACAAACTTGTTGATATGGCAAACTGGTTATATCAATCACGCTAAACGCAGAAAAATCTAGACCCTTTCCTCTGGAGGTATCTACCACGATCATATAGTTATGATTTGGGATAGGTGGTTGATAGATTTTAATTCCATTCTCCGATAAATGCATTGGCTTCACGAAGGCTAAAGATTTCAATGCAGCGGCTGATAGGAGCGTTCCAGCCGACCCCATGAACTCGCATTCCATTTCTTGTAGAAACTTTTCTTCACCAAGAACTCGGCGCTGTTCATCAGCCCATTTCTGATCACGACCAGGAACCTGACGCCAGTTAGCCTCAACATGAGTAAATCCGTTTTGATTCTCGACGGCTTCGGTCCACATCTTATAGAAGTGATTCATGCCGTTTGGTGTTGAAGAAATTAAAATCTTAGAAGTTGTACCAGAAGAAATCGTTGGGTAAACAGACGTAAAGAATTCTTCAGCGATGTTACTTGGCACGAATGCAAACTCGTCAAGATATAGAAGCGAGATAGAGAAACCACGGATCGCGCTTGATGCAGTAGAGTTAGCCAATACACGGCATCCGTTTTCTAATTCAATATCGCCTTTGTTCCAAACTTTAACGCCTTGCTGAATCCACATTGGCAGTGCTTCGTATGCTAATTTGATACGAGCAAGAATTTCACGAGAAGTGCTGGCTTTGTTTGCAAGAATCGCAACCGTTTTGTCTTGATTGAAAAGAATGTACCAAAGGATATAACCAACAATGATCGTGGTCTTACCAACCTGACGACCAGCCTTTACGATTACACGGCGATTGTTATTGATGTCATTAACAACTTGTTTTTGAAAAGGGTAAAGTTCAATTTGAACAAAGCCTTTATCAAGTGTAATGATCTTGACATAGTTCTCAATAAAATACGTTGGATCTTGTGCACACTTAACATACTCACGGACTTGTTCTTCCGTAAGTTGCATCGACATATTGACACGTTTTAATTTGGGATTTCCCAAATAGTGTTTGAGTTTAGCCGCTATTTGATTCATTCTTTAATTGTCTCAACAACTCAGCAGTGCTTCCAATGAATATTGCTTTGTCCACATTAACGTTTGTTGGACCTGCTAACTCGTCTTTTGGTCTTAATTCTTGCTGCTGTTTTTGCAGGATCATCAGTTTTTCTGTGACGTCAGAAAGATTTTTAATCATATTCGCTGCAACTTCATATGCTCTTGGATGCTGCGATTCTTTAGCAACCTCAAGAATTCCCTCAAGTGCTTCGTTGCCCTTTTCAATTAGATTGTAATAATTTGATCTTGAATAATCAACGTCAGGCTGAACAGAATCAGTCTGATGTACTGTAACAGGTCTATCGTCCTGTTTACGCTCAACTGGAAGATAGTCAGTGTTCAAAATATCACTAAGATTTTTATCTACTTCACTCATAAAATTATGTTATGTTTGGATACTCTTGTACTAATTCATCATAGCCAAATGCAGTATTTGCATTCGCTGTGTTTGGAGTTGGTGTAACTTGTATCTTCACTAGTTGAGATGCATTTGTTCCTAAACTTGTAACATTGTATGATGCATTTGATACTGCACCAATCAAATATCTGCCTGTTTTAATTTCACCATTGACGTCATCCAAAACTAATCTAAAGGTGCTTGAATCCCACGATTTGACAAACCCTGAAGCATTCGCAGAACTCAATTCTCTGCCCTCATAAACAAGTTCACCGAGTTTAAATGTTCCTTGACCACCAGTATTTGCAACATTGACGAGGCGTAGATTGTCAAGTTCAAATAGACTATTATATGTATTTGCAGTTGATTTGCGAATCACCTTGCGTGAGGTAATTGGACCAAACATGTATCCTTTTGCAGTGAACGTCAATGTCCAAACAAGAACTCTTGTTGGCGTAGGACCACCGAGATCTTCAACGTCATAGTTGATGCTGTTTAGAATAAAGGGTACGTCGACTTTTTGATCGCTCAATCCGAGCAAATCAATGGTCACGTTATAATCTGGATTGAAGTATGGAAGAATCTGTTCAACTATTTGTGTTCCATCTTCAGTGTTGCGCACATAAATTTGCAGCGTGAAATCAAAGTTATATGGAGTTGCGCGCATCGTTTTAATTGATGTGCTTGAATCAACCGAATAACCTTCTGAAAATAAACTTCTTTTTCTCAAAGGATCATATGTGATTGAAGTTAGATCAAAACTCATGCGCGGCAAAGTCATTTGCACTTGCATGTTCAAATCAGGATCTTGTGTGATGCGCTGATAGAATTTTTCTTTCTGTGAATATTGCAAAGGAACATTGATTCTTTCGATCTCAGTAGTTCCTGCTTTATTGTATCGAACCAAACGAATGTTGTTAAACAATGTTCCAAATGCTACAACCATTTTTCGAGTGATACGATGATAAAAGTGCGCGCCTGATAACATTATGGTTCACCGAATGGATTAGTTTCTGAGAAGTCCAAAATATTATCTGCTTCTTGTTCAACTCTCACATTGTCTTCAATATCATCGTTAGTGTTTTCCATGATATTACCAGAGGTGAGCGTCCAGCGTGCATCGCTTGTGACGCCCCAGACAAGAGTATTTGCTTGCAATGCACCTTTGATATTTCTCAATGTAAGTTTTCTCGTAGGCAGATTCCAATCGGAAACATATGCTCGAGCAGTTGAGTTTGCAAGGGATGTGCCTTGATAGACAATCTCATGGTCTTGATATGTTCCAATACCATTTGCCTGCATTGTGAAATCCACACCATAAGAACGATAATCTGCAAGATTGTCCACAGCAAGAATACCAGTCTTGAGTAGTTCGCCGTTGAACTTGAACAACTCAACATCAAGACCATACATGTATGGATACATGCGCTGATCTAGTCCACCAGTTTGTCTTCCACCACGACCTAATTGAAAGAAGTTCTTTTCTTGCTCAACGAAAGTGATTTCCATGAGTTTGTTCATCATTGGAACCCAAAGGAGATCTCCTTCTTTCGGAGCATTTCTGGT